TTATCTTGTTTTAACTTAATTCAAAATTACTCAACTGAATTTTTGAAATCTCAAAAACCCAGTGTTTAAGCCACTTTTAAGGCATTTTAAGTAATTTTGATAAAAAATAAAAGGTGGTTAAAAACCACCTTTTTTGGTCGAGGTGACAGGACTTGAACCTGCGGCATCTTGGTCCCAAACCAAGCACTCTACCAAACTGAGCTACACCTCGAAATGTTGCTTAATAACAACAGCTTGATTATTATATACCATATTTTCAGATTTGTCAACATGATTTTCGCTTTTTATTCAAAATTAATTTAAATATTTTGAAAATCACCATAAAACAGACCGAAAATGTGGTACAAAACAGCCGTCCCTACATAAGAAACGGCTGTTGTGCAGGTAACTTGCAAGGGGGATAGGAATGGGGAAAATAGGGGATTTTGTTAGCTATATGTAAGCTACGGAACATAATTATGAACAATTCAGGATAATATAAGACTATATTTTGTTGATTGCGTTCACCAATTCTTTTGGGTTTATGTGGGTGTAAACCTTTTCGGTCAAGTCCATTTTCGACTTGTGACCGACTATTTTTTTGATGATTGTGTGGTTCACATTTGCCGATACAAGCATTGAAATGCAGGTATGTCTTGTTTCGTGTATGGTGTGGTCTAAACCTAAATCGTTTTGCAGAGGTGTCCAGTAGTTGCGTTTAAAGTTATCGTATTTCAGCGGCTTGCCATTGGTGTTATTCAGAACATATCCACATTGAGAATCGCTGATGAATTTCTGCCAAAACGGCAATACTTTGTCTGCTATAGGCACGGTTCGTACACCTGAATCGGTCTTTGAACTTTCAACAAAGAAAGTTTGTTCGTCAAGGTTTACATTTGAAATTTTCAGATTGAGAAGTTCAGATACACGCACTCCCGAATAAATCAGCATAAGCACTATTTTTACCGAATCAAGATTTGAATATTCCCACAAAAGATTTATTTCGCTTTCCGAAAACTCCCTGCGTGCTCGTTTTGTTTCATCTGACTTTGCATTGATTTTCAATTTTTCTGCAAGATTGTTATGGAGCATATCGTGAAATATGCAGTATTCGTAGATTTTGTTCAACAGAATTTTAATTCGCCTAACAGATTGATAACCGTTGTTGCAGTTATCGAGAACTCGTTGCATATCAATGATTTTTATATCGGACATCTTGCGATTGTATAACATTGAGCATTGTTTGTATGCCGCATTATACTGCCTTTTGGTGTTCGGATTTGTGTCTTCGGTGATGAACTCCTTGTACCAAAGTTCATAAATTTCTGAAAAAGTGCGTCTTGCCGAATCAACATCAAACGGGTTTTGATTGTAATCAGCAAGAGCGTTCAGGGCTTTAGGCTTGTTTGGAAAGTAGCCTATAACTCTGCGTTCCTGATTGCGTGTTTCTTTGTTGTATCCTATTGTCACGCAGGCAACCCACGGATTGCGCCTGTTTCCGCTCAGCTTATAAACAGAGCCGTAGCCGTTAGGCAGTTTCATTTTATACACTCCTTTTGCTTAAAAAAGGGTGCAAAAATCCCTTGTGCTTTAAATTACTTGAAAAACACAAGGGATTGTGATACAATTATCTTGCATTAAACTGCATCATCTGCACCCTGTGTAGGTGGTTTCCGCTCTGACTTGCGCCAACAGGTCAGGGCGGTTTTTTTATTTATTTATCTCTTCCATTATTGTATCTATTTTATCTATGTCGAGACTGTAGCAACGGATATTGCCTAAAGTTTTTTTGATTATTAAACCGTAATCGGACAGGGTGTTTAACCTGTTTGTAACTGTACTTCTGCTTAATTTCATAATATCCATTAGTTCCTTTGTGCTTATTCCGCTTTCGGAAAACAAACTTGCCTGAATAAGCAAAAAATACAGATTACTATATTTTTCGTCGGCGCCTTTAGGCAGAAAGATAATGCACTTTCCGTAATGTGTCAGTTGCTCTAATCTTTTCTCCAAAGCGTACACCAACTTGTGCAACGAATCATCAATAATATCGGTAAACATAATTATAAAAGGAGTTAAATCTCCCTTGTTTTTCGGGTCATTACACACCTTGAATGCCTTGTAGTAATCGTTTATGTTCTCTTTAATAGAATAAGACATTCTGTACCCGATAATTGATTCAAATTCTTTTGACAACAAGTAACTGCTGATGAAACGGGATGTTCTTCCGTTGCCGTCATAGAAAGGATGAATGTAACCAAAGAGGTAATGAAAAATTGATATTCTGAAAACACACTCAATGCTTTTGTCATTAAGTATTGCCAACGCTTTATTCATACACTCTATAATTTTTTCTTCGGGATTAACTCCTCTGTGAAGTTCTTTTTGCGTTGCACTGAGGACGCTTGTTGAATCTTTTCTGAAGATTTTACCATCAGGCAAATCAGACGGGTTATCTTCTTCGATTTCAAAATATACTAAATCATTGTACAGGTTGCGGATATCTTCGCAGGTGTCAAAGGACATAGTTTCATTTTTTTGCAACATAAGATATTTTTGCACAAGCCCCATAAAACGCTTCCCGTGGCTCTTTGTTTCCAGTTCTGACAAGACACTGTTAATTTCTCTTCTTGAGCTGTAAACACCTTCAATATCATTTGTCTTTACAATTTCATCAACCAAACATCTGATAGCGAAATGGTCAATTGCTTTTTCGGGTAATGAATCCCTTAAAGCTTTGATTTGCTTATCGGTTTTATAAATGTCACGAATTTTCGTAATAAATTCGGGTATCATCACAAAAAAAGCAGGGTTATCGTGTATCAGAAAATCTAAGTGTACTGCGTATTCGCTTTTATACCTTTCGTTGTAAATTTTTTCATAATTTTCTTTGTCAGAATAAAACAGCTTATCTAAAGATTTATACCCCAAATGTATCACCTCTCCAATAAGTATTATATGCCGTAATTTAACAATTATACGCATATATCAGAAAAGCAATTCGTAAAAATAGGCTGTTTTTACGAATTGAATATAATTATACACCGACAAATTCACAAAATCAATATATTTTTACAAATTTAACTGTTACAGTAAAACAGCTTTTCTCACTGTAACGATTTACTGACTTCTTTTACAAGACCGAGAATTTGAACACGGGTGACGTCGTTATTTTTGAACACTCGTGGGGGATAGTAGGGGTTGACTGAATGCAACTCAACGGTGTTATCGTTGTAAAGGACCTTTTTAACAACAGCCTCTTCATCGTCAACGAGGACTGCGGCAATCTGACCGCTGTCAACGGAGGTTTGCTTTTTAATAAGAATTTTACTGCCGTCATCAATCAGAGGGCTCATAGAATCGCCGTGAACATTTATCCATATATATTTATCCTGTTCTGAGGGGCAAGTGATGTATGTAGGCATATAGTCAACAGGCACATCCTGAGCTATCACTCCGAACCCTGCCGAAATGCTGTCATATACAGGTCGCATAAATACATTTGTTTGTGGAAGTGGAATTGCTTGTTCTTCTTCTTCTTTAAATTCACCAGTAATAAAAGAAACAGGGTTCATTTTTAAGACTTTGGCTAATAAAGCTATTTTATCTCTTCTCATATTAGATATATAACCGTCTTCCCATTTTTTGACGGTACTCTTGCCGACACCAACTGCTTGCCCTACCTGTTCAAGAGTTAGTTTTAATTCAGTTCTTCTTTGGTTAATCATTTTTCCTATATCCATTTTTGTCTCTCCTTATAAGAGGTCTGTAACTATATTTTAACACAAAGTTTCAAAAAAGCAACTACTAAACCGAAAAAATATAAAAAAGTTTCCTAAAGTGGTTGACAAAGGACTGAAAGCAGTATATAATTTAAGTGTCCTAAAGGAAACGAGGTGATAGAAAGTGAATACAAGTGATCTTAAAGCTGAAATTGCAAGAAACAATTTTACAATTCCAAAACTTGCTGAAAAAATGGGAATTGATAAAAAGACACTTTATACAAGGATAAATGGTGTCACTTGTTTCAAGCAGGAAGAAATCGCACAGCTTGCAAAAATTCTCGGACTTAATTCAGATAAGATTATGTCTATTTTTTTTGCTGATGTAGTTTCTTAAAGGAAACTGCAATCCAACCAAAACTAAGGGGGTGAGAAAATGGGATTTTTTAATAATTTATTCAACATAGAAAAAGCACCAACAGTCACCAAAACTGTCAGTGCACCTTATGTTCCGCCTTATCCTTTAGAAAAAGATTTTTATACTTTTGATAAGGTAGAGTGGAGCGGAGCGTTACCACCTCATTCAATGACACTTTCTTTTGTACTTCCTTATTCCGATTGGTGCGAATTTGAAAAGTCAGACCTTTATCGAGATTTGGAGAATTATCTTCAGGAATTACAAAAACGAGGTAACCCGAATGAGAATGTAGGCACTCAAGATTGATAGGCAGATGTTCATTGTATGTCGGAACATACTCATCAACACCTTTTGCCTTGTGATGATAAGAATTAACTTCGTGGGTGTTGTAATCTTCGGTGTACTCTATGCCGTTCAGAACTAATTGAATGTCGGTAACAGAAATAGGCAGTTGCGATTTATTGTTAAGTTTATAATGAATGAAAAGTCTTTTCTTTCCCTGCACGCCTAATTTGTATGCGTATTCAAGCATTGTGATTTCCAAATTCACTTTGTGCGAAACAAAATAGTTAATCAGGTTTATTAAAGATATTAAAAAGCCTGCAATGCCTAAAATACCACTAATTATTACCCACATATAATCAGCTCCTTTGCTCGATTATAACATTTGCAAAAGATATTTGCAACACAATCAATAATACCACAATCACAGTCCCATTAAACGGACTTAGCTGAAAAGAGGTGAAGAAGATGAATGAATTAAAAAAAATCCCCACCGCTCAGTTGATAGAAGAGCTGAGCAATAGGAAAGATGTAGATAGTTATACAACTACCGAATCGTATGGTGTATTACACAAAGCAAAGAATGTGGATAAAAGATATCCTGTGGGAACAGTTGTGTTGTTTGTTAATCCACAGGGTAGGTGTTCTGAGTGATGTATTTAATATAATCTCTGTAAAAATCATCAAAAACAACAATTGTATTATCATCGGCATTTTTTTCAAGATAATCAAGCATTACAAATTTGCAAACACTCTCAGGAAAATTATTGTCGGCGATTATGTCATTAGCTGTGTTGTATGTAACATCACTACCGATAACAACTTGTTTGCTTAACCATTTTTTAAAACTCAGCACAATGCACACCTCACTTTCGTTATATAGTGTAATGAATTGCTGTTCATCACTACATATAGTATATCATAGAAAGTTGGTGAAATCAATGCACATCAATGAATTTGCTGAAATATTGCTCAAAAGCAGAAAACAGAAAGGCTTTTCGCAAAGTGAGCTTGCTAAGAAATCAGGCTTTACCAAAAGAGCTATTCAGTATTGGGAAAAAGGCAAAAAGAGCATTTCTCTTGAAAATGCCGACAGGCTCTTAACGGCTTTAGGTGTAGAAATCAAGATAGGTAAAACAGAAAGCAGGTGAGAAAATGGCAAAACTTAAACTTATTGACACAAAGGACAAGTTCCTTCTTGAAATTGACGGAACAGAAATTCCGTATGTTACAAGCTATCAGATAACACGAACGGTCAGCGAGGTTGTACTGCTCAAACTGGCTCTCAGCGTTGCTGATGTTGAATCAGTCGAAATCGTTTCAGACAAAATTACCAACGAAAAATAGGAGGTGAAAGTATGGACACAGTTCAGATGAACAAAAAAATCAAAGAAATTATGGATAGCAGTGATGTCTATCTGCTTTCGGAAGATGCTGCAAAGGCTATTGGAGTTGCTCCGCAAAACTTGCGTGAACAGGCAAAGGACGAACCCGAAAAATTGGGATTCAATGTAATTGTAGTCGGCACATCTATCCGTATTCCGAGAATACCGTTTCTCAATTATATTCTCGGTTCAAACCCGTTGAAAGGAGTGTAACAAATGTGGTTAAGAAATTACCCGACAAAAAGAAAACTGCTCAAAGATGTGGAAAACCTCAGAGCAGAGAACAGACATCTCAGCATTGAACTGAGAAACGCAAGAACGGACCTTGCACTCGAAAAAACAGCGTCAAGCGGTTATCGTCACGAGAACAGAGAGCTAAAACGCAAGCTCAAAGCACTTGAAACGCCTGAATCCGAATCCTTCGGTTTTGAATGTGTGGGGGTGAAGAAATGAGCAATAAAAAAAGTGCCTGTGACACTGTGAATGCCACAAGCACAAAGAACAATAAACCTAATTCAATTATATCCTCTGCAACAGAAAAAATCAAGTTGTGCAACGAAAAAAATCTTAAAGACCATAAATCTAAAGCAATTCTTGAGCCGGTAAAGAAAATGCTCTGCGAATTTTCGGCGCAGAACGAGGAATTTGCAAGAGCCGTTACGGCTGCAGAAAACCTTGAAAACCTGATTGATGAAGTGGGAAAAAAACTTCCCGCTGCAGTTTCCGACCTTGATGTGTATCAGCAGATTGTCGGTAAGATTTTCCCCGGAGCAAAGGTTACTTTCACAATGCAGATACATATGTCTGAATACGAACTTGAAGAACCTAATGTCGCAGAGCAGAAAACAGATCCTGTTACTCTTGACCTCGGCAATCTTATAGATTGGTAGGTGTCGGACAGATATGATTAAAAATCCTGAATATCTGCTCGAGAATATTCCTGATATTACAAGTGAAAACGAAGAGCAAATAGTGCCGTATTTTCCACAATATGCCTTTTATGAAAATAAAAGTAAAAGAACCTGCGACTATTTCTGTACAAGCTGTCAAAGCTGGCATATCGGCGAACAGCGCCGATTTTGTCACAATCTGGAATTTGTCTGCGGTCATTGCAAGAAAAGCGTAAAAGCAAAAGCCCTGCACTACGGCAGAAAGAAACTTGAAAGAAGTCGCAAGTTTGGGCTTTGCTTTGCTCAAAACGGCAGACTGTACATCAGATTTGTAACGGTTTATCAGGGATTTTCGGAAGACATTTACAACGAAAATCCTGTCGAAATGATGCCCCGATATACTTTTTCGGATGAATATCTTTATGTATATGAACAGCACGCAATGCAAAGATTTGCATATTGCTGGTACGATAAATCATTTCATCCGCTGAAGACAGACGGAATTATTCCTTCTGCTTCACAGGGGTTAGCGTGGTATTGGGGTCCGTCAGAAAAAACCTTGTATTCAGGCTGGGGCTCAACCGTACTTTTAAATCTCGATGTAATAACCGATACGGATCTCAGATATTCGTGTGCGGATGAGCTTTCAAACAGATATACGGTTCAAGGAATTCTCAAATGGCTGAACATATATGTAAGGCACAATAATGCAGAATACCTGATTAAAGGCGGTTTTGAGCATATTGCAGAACTTTTGATTGACGGCAAACTTTCACTCAATAAAATTCATTGGAAAGAGACCAATTTGCTTAAAATGCTCGGATGTCGTAAGGAGGATATGCACTTTTTCGCAGATTATGATTCAAGTGCAATTGAACTTTACCGCAGTGTGATAAAGGAAGAACCGACCATTCATATGGCAAGCGAGTTCATAAGCAAGCTGTCAAAGCTCAGTACTTATGCTGTAGATGAACTTCACAAAAATAACCTTACATACAGACAGATTCTGAAGTATGGCAAAAACAATCGGAGAGTAATGCTGTGGAAGGATTATCTTGATAATTGCAAAAAACTTCCCGAGGGTATCGAAGAAATAATGCCGGCTCATCTTGAAGAGGCTCACGACAGAACGCTTGAAAAGGTTGCTTTCTATGCAAACAAAGAAGAAACGGAGCAGATTGCAAAAATGGCAAAGGCACTTTCTCCGTTGCTGATGAGCACAGACAGCCTTATAATGCTTGCCCCAAAAAGCGGTGAAGAAATAATAGCAGAGGGCAGAATATTACAGCATTGCGTCGGCGGATATGTAAGACGGCATGCAAGAGGTGACACGATAATACTTTTCATTCGTCATAAAGATAAACCGAAAATCCCGTTTTTTACGATTGAAGTAAATCCCGAAACATTGGAAATAATGCAGTGCCACGGTTACAAAAATGAGCGTGACAGCGGATTTAAAAAGCCGGATGAAATCAAGAAATTTGAAAAGCAATACGCTGAATTTTTGGAGGATATAAAAAATGTCAGAAATAACAGTAAGCGAACAGCATAAGCAGGCAATTGAACTGCATCAGAAGATAATTGTCAGCGCTAACCTTGCACAGCAGAACATATGGGATATGTGCAACGGGCTTAAAACAATGCGTGACAACAAGCTGTACAAGGAGCTTGGATATCAGAACTTTGAGGACTATTGCGAGAATGAAGTAGGCATGAAACGCAGTAACGCATATAACTACATTTCTATTGTAGAAAAAATAAATCCTGAAAATGTCCAATCGATTGGACAAATTGGGATGACAAAACTTGCTCTTCTTGCTACCATAAGCGAACCCGAACAGGCTGAAATCGCCGAAAAGCTTGACCTTGAAAACACAACGGTCAAGCAGTTAAAAGCCGAAATTGACAGGCTGAAGGACGAAAAACAGGAGGCAACCGACAAGAGCATTGACTATTGCCGACAGCTCAATAACGCTAAGAAAGACGCCGACTATTACAAACAGCAGGCGGACACTTCAAAAGAAAGCTATCGCAATATTGAAAATCAGCTTGCAGAGGAAAAAAACAAAAATTTCAAGCTGACGAATAAAGTTCAGGAGCTTGAAAACCGTCCTATCGAAGTCGCCGTTGCAGAGCCGAGCGACAATGAACGCAGACTTAATGAAACGATTAAGGCTTTGGAAAGGGAGAACATTAAGCATTATGACGAACTCGAAGAAGAGTATCGCAATAACGAAAAAATAGTCAGAAAACAGCTGGAGGATGAAAAGCAGGAGGCTCTTCGCAAACAGAAAGAGGAGTATGAAGAAAGGCTGAAAAATGTTCAGACTGCCGACGGTTCATCAGATGACAAGGATGTCTTTAAGGCATACTTTTCAATTGCATATGACAGCTTTGTCCGTATGCTCGATTTCGCCAAGCAGTCACAGGACAAGGAATTTTTCAAAGGCAAGGTTGAACATCTTATCAATGCACTTGCCATACAGAACACAAATCTTTAAGGAGAAACGAAAATGAAACTTTATGAGCTTACCGAGATGTTCTCGGATTTATTCAGTCAGTACGATGCAATCAGTGAATGGGAACCCGATACGAATGCAGACGGAATGCCGATTGATGATGACGGCAACATTATTGCCAATGTGGACGCATACCGCAACAAGATGTTGACAGCGTGGTTCGATACTCTCACTGGTATTGAGGGCGAATTTGACGAGAAAGCTGAGAGCATTGCAATCTACTATAAACAGCTTCTTGCCGAGGCTAAAATGCTTAAAGCCGAAAAGGCGGCAATTGCAAAAAGACAGTCACAAAAAGAAAAACAGGCGGAGAGTCTTAAAACCTATCTGTTTAAGTCAATGCAGGCACTCGGCAGACAGAAGATTGATATGCCAAGAGCGGTTATGTCGCTTAAAAAGAACGCTCCGAGCCTTGTTGTTGATGATGAAATTTCATTTGTTGAGTGGGCGGAGGAACACAATCTTGACCACCTCTTAAAGTACAGTATGCCCGAAGTAAAAAAGAATGATGTCAAGGCTCTCTGCAAAAAGGGCGAAGAAATCCCCTTCGTACATATGGAAGCCAAGCAGTCGTTAAGTATTAAGTGAGGTGTTATTTATGGGATTACCTATATTGGTTTTAGGATATTCAGGCAGCGGAAAATCTGCCTCTTTAAGAAATTTCAAAGCAAATGAACTTGCTCTTGTAAATGTAAACGGAAAATCACTTCCGTTCAGGACCAAATTCACTTCTTCAATCAATTCCGACAACTACATTGATATTGAGGACTTTATCAAAAAGCAGAAATGCAAGTCGATTGCAGTTGATGACGCACAGTATCTCATGGCTAACGAGTATATGAGAAGAGCCAAGGAAACAGGCTTTCAGAAGTTTACCGATATCGGTAAAAATTTTTGGGAGCTTGTGAAAGAGGTTGAAACTCTCCCGAATGACACGATTGTTTATTTTCTCAGCCATATTGAAACCGACGAAAACGGCAGACAGAAAGCTAAAACAATCGGCAAGTTGCTTGACGAAAAAATCTCGGTCGAGGGAATGTTTACCACGGTTTTGAAAACTGTTGTCGTTGACGGCAAGTATCTTTTTGCAACACAAACGGACGGTAACGATACCTGTAAAAGTCCGATAGGCTTGTTTGATTCAATGTACATATCAAATGACCTTAAAATTGTTGATGAAGCATTGAGAACATACTATTCAATGCAACCAGAACAGTATTGTGATGAGTGCAAAGCACCGATACTTTCGGACGGCAAACGCACCGTTAAACAGATCATTGACGGCACAACAAAAAATTACGGCAGACAGCTCTGTATGCAGTGTGTTGCAAAGCTGATAAAGCAGAAGAAACAGGAAAAGCAGAGAGAGGGTGCAGACAATGCAACTCCGACCGTATCAGAATGACCTTGTTGAACAGGTAAGACAGGCTTGGCGAGAGGGTTACAAAGCCCCTTGCATTGTCCTCGGTTGCGGCGGCGGAAAGTCCTGCATTGTCGCAGAAATTGCAAGACGAACAACTTGGAACGGAAAACGGGTGCTGTTCCTTGTTCACAGGAGAGAGCTTGTTGACCAAATATTCAGAACCTTTGTCCGCTGGGGTGTGCTTATGGATTTGTGCCAAATCGGTATGGTGCAGACCTTTACACGAAGATTGAAGAAACTGCCAAAACCCGCACTTATCATCACAGACGAAAATCATCACAGCCTTGCACAAAGCTACAAACGCATTTACGAACATTTTTCGGATGTTCCGAGGGTTGGCGTCACCGCAACACCTGTCCGATTAAACGGTGACGGTTTGGGCGATGTCAACGATAAATTAATAATCGGGGTGAGTACAAAATGGCTCATCAAACATAACTGCCTTGCCCCGTATGACTACTACGCTCCGAGTGTTGCCGACCTTACAGGACTGCACACCAAAATGGGCGAATATGTCGCCTCCGAGATAGAAAAAGCAATGACTAAAAATACAGTTTTCGGAGATGTAATCAAGTATTACAGACAGCTTGCAGACGGCAAAAAAGCGGTGTGCTATTGTTCAACTGTCAAACACAGTATGGCAACCGCACAGGCATTTTGCGAAGCGGGTATATCAGCAAGGCACATTGACGGAGCTACTCCAAAGGCACAGAGAGAACAGATTATAGCCGATTTCAGGAACGGCAAAATTACAATCCTCTGCAATGTGGATTTGATTTCAGAGGGCTTTGATGTGCCTGACTGCGAATGTACAATTCTGCTCCGACCTACTCACAGCCTTACGCTTTACATTCAGCAGTCAATGCGGTGTATGCGTTATAAGCCAAACAAAAGGGCGGTAATCATTGACCATGTGGGCAACTATGCAAGGCACGGAATGCCTGATGACGACCGAGAATGGACGCTTGAAAAACGCAAAAAGCTGAGTGTTAAAAAAATCGAAAAGGAGCAGGAGGAAAAGGTCAGACAATGTCCCGAATGTTTCTTTACATTTTCAGCACCGCCGGCAGGGCAGAAAGCCGTGTGTCCGCATTGCGGTTATGTTTTCCCGACAGCCGAAAGGACCGTTGAAACCGATACCACCGCAAAGCTCATTAAGGTTGAGGGATTCAAGCTTGATTTCAGCACACCCGATGATTGCCACAGCTATGCGGACTTGCTTGCATACGCAAAAAGCCACGGCTACAAAACAGGCTGGGCATATTTTCAGGCACGAAAGAGAGGTATGATAGCTTGACAGAAGAACACGCAATTCAGAACAAAATCCGTATTGCAATTGCACCGTACTGCGATATTTTCCGTATAAATGTAGGTGCAGGCTTTACAAAGGACGGTAGATATTTCAACACGGGAGTTCCGCCCGGATTTTCGGATTTGTTCGGTGTCAGAAAATCAGACGGAAGGGCGGTTTTTATCGAGGTTAAAACACCCAAGGGCAGACCTACCGAAAAACAGCAGAAATTTATACAGATGATGAAACTCAACGGCGCTGTTGCAGGAGTGTGCAGAAGTGCCGATGAGGCAATAGAGTTAATAACAAAGGAGTAAAATTATGGGATTTAAAGCAAATTGGAGCGAGGCGGCACAGTCTAACTCACTCAAACCCGAGGGCGATTATGAGTGTCTTATCGCTAAGATTGAGGAGAGAGTAACAAAGAATGGCAAAGAAAATCTGAACATCTCAATGGTAATCAGAAATGATGTTGAGCAGAACTATAAAAACGGATATATATTTGATACATTGTGGAAGAAGAAAGAGCCTACAAACGCAGACTTGCAGGTCAAGGGATACAGCTATGGTCAGATTATGGCACTCGGCAAGGCGGCAGGACTTCCCGATGGCAAGGAGTACGACAGCCTTGAGCAGTTCTGCGGTGAGCTTGTCAATAAGCCGTTGCGTGTAACTATAAAGCACGAAGAATACAACGGAAAAACACAGGAGCGAGTAAGCTGGAGAAATCCTACAAAATATCCGACTGTAAAGCATATTCCAAAGCAGACGACAACCAATACAGCTACAGCCTATGCACAGCCACAGCAGAGTTATGCCCCTGCTCAGCCTGCAAATCAGGGCTTTGTTGATATGCCGATTGACGATGATTTGCCGTTCTGATTTTAAAAAATTTCTTCGGGAATTGCATGAAACAGTGCAATTTTCACCGTGTTTTTCCTTATATATGGAGGTGAAAAAATGGGCTTTACAAATTTAAACCCAAATAAAAATAAATATTTTGCAGTTCCCGAGGAATTGAAAGGTTACAAAAACTGGGTGTGCTGGCAGTCATATCCCGATCCGAAATCGCACAGCGGAATTTCAAAGAAACCGATAAATCCAAGAACGGGTGGCTTTGCAATGCCGAATAACTCGGACACTTGGTCAGACTTTGAAACAGCAGTCAGAGAATCCGCCAAATATTCAGGCATAGGCTTTATGTTCTCAAATTCACCGTTTTTCGGTGTTGACCTTGACGATATGCCGAATGACATTCAGGACTACCAAAACGGCGGAGCTGACAACATAATCAGCGAGTTTGTGAACACTTTGCAGAGCTACACCGAATTTTCGCAGAGTAAGACAGGTGTTCACATAATCTGCAAGGGAACTCTTCCCGAGGGCAGAAGAAAGGCGAAGAATGATTCGGGCGGTTTTGAAATGTACGAAAACGGCAGATTCTTCGTAGTGACAGGCGATTACTGCTCTGCATATGCGTACATAAACGATTGCACCGAAAGCATAAAACCGTTGCATTCAAAGTATCTCGGCAAGGCAACAGAGCCACAGCCTAAGCTCCGTAGCGTTGAGGTCAATCCGAACACCGTTGACGATATTGTCAGGGCCGCCTGCAATGCCAAGAACGGAAGTCTTTTCAAGGCTCTGTACAGCGGTGATTTTTCGGCTTACTCGTCACAGAGTGAGGCGGATATGGCTTTTTGCAATATGCTTGCGTTCTGGTGCGGTTGCGATACCGACAAAATGGATTCGATTTTCAGACAATCAGGCTTAATGCGTGACAAGTGGGACAGAAAACAGTCGGGTACAACCTACGGCATTATAACCCTGCAAAAGGCTGTGTCGGGCTGTACACAGACCTATAACCCAAAACTGCATAACGATTATTCAATTTCAATCGGTGAGGGCAAGGCTGTTCAAGCGGTTGACGAAGAAAAAATGCGTGCCTACACCTTTGACGATATGGGCAATGCCAACAGGTTCGTTGATTTATTCGGCGATAATGTAAGGTATTGTTACACCGAGAAAAAGTGGTATTACTACAATTCTATGAAGTGGTGTGTTGACAATATCGGGGTAGTTTTGCGAATGGCGGACAAAAGCGTTGAGGCTATGAAAGCCGAAGCAAGGCTGTACTTGCAAGCTGATGAAGAGAACGGCGGAGATATGTCAAAAGCATTTGAAAAGCATATGAAAGCAAGCCGTTCCAACAAATCAAAAAAAGCAATGCTCAACGAGGTTGAACACCATATCCCCGTACTTCCGGCACAAATGGATAAATACCGTATGGCATTAAACACCCCAAGCGGAATAATCAACCTTAAAAACGGCGAAGTGAGGGCGCATAATCCCGAATATTATTTTACAAAGATTACTTCGGTTGACTGCTCTCAAACGGCAGAGTGTCCCCGTTGGCTTGCATTTCTTGATGATATTTTTGCAGGCGATAAGGAGCTTATTCGCTACATTCAAAAGGCGGTCGGTTACAGCCTGACAGGCTCAACAGCCGAGCAATGCGCATTCTTCCTTTACGGCACGGGACGAAACGGCAAGAGTACATTCATTGATGTTATCCGTGATGTATTCGGCGATTATGCCGCAAACATTCAGCCTGAAACAATTATGGTGAGAAATTCGCAGAGCAGTGCCATAAACAGCGACATTGCACGGTTAAAGGGTGCAAGGCTTGTCACCTCGGTTGAGCCGAACGAGGGCGTGCGAATTAATGAGGGACTTCTCAAACAGCTTACGGGTGACGATACCGTAACGGCAAGAAAGCTGTACAGCGAGGAATTTGAGTTTAAGCCCGAGTTTAAGCTGTGGATGGCGACAAACCATAAACCGATTATCAGAGGTACTGACACGGGCATATGGCGAAGAATACATATGATACCGTTCAATGTTCAGATTCCCGAGGATAAGGTTGATAAGAACCTTACGCATAAGCTCAAAGCCGAAATGACAGCAATTTTCAAATGGTGTATCGACGGCTGTATTCTGTGGCAAAGAGAGGGTTTGAAAATGCCGTCTGCCGTTCTTCAGAGCGTGAGAGAGTACAAGCGTGAAATGGATGTTATTTCCGCATTTATCGAGGACAGATGTGTGTTAGAGGGTTCGGTTCAGGCAAGCACGCTCTATGCTGCCTATACAAGCTGGGCGGGGGATAACAACGAATATTGTATGTCAAATACCAAATTTAGCACCGAACTTGCCAAACGATTTGAAAAGGTAAGAGGCAAAAACTATAACTTTTTCAACGGCATTTCACTTTCTAAAGATTGTTGAGGTGGAGGGTGGTGGAGGGTTTGACGGTTTTTCTAACCTTTCGTATAAGAAAAATAAACTAATATTATATATATAGAAAGGGTTCTTTAAAATAGCCCCAAACCTTCCACTACCCTCCGAAAGAGGTAATATGAAAAAATATGATTTTAAAAATCCACAGGTGTTTGAACGGCTTGAAGATAAAGCAATTGACGGTCAGCTTGATTACTCATCCTTTCCGCCGCCCGAATATAAATACTTTTCAAGGCTTGCAAAGGTCGGCTACAACAACCGTCATAAAGGCTGGGACATAAACATCTGCCTTGAATGGCAGGACAAGCTCAGAACGGAGTATAAGCGTGATAGGGACAACGCAGACGAATACCGTATGCTCTCCCAAAGAATTATGGATAATGTAAAGAAAAGCGCCGACTTCGTCCGTAAGATGTATCAGTCCCAAACCAACGAGCAAACCGTAATCAATGCCCTCCAAGCCTTAGAATGCCTAACCAACGAAAACGGCTTAACCAAAAGAATAACCGAAAAATTAAAGGAGAGTGAAAACAATTGACCGCTAAGGAATACCTTTATCGAATTAAAAACTTAGATACCGAAGTGAATATAAAACTTGAGGAATTAAAATGTCTTAAGCAAAAATCTTTAGGTGTACAACCTATATCTTTTGAACAAAAGGTTAAGAGTAGCAACGGTAACTCAAGCAACAGAGTGATTGATAAAATAATAGACCTTGAAAGTCTTATAAATTCGGAGATTAACGAACTTATCAATATTAAAGCAGAAGCTCACGATCTGATAACTCAGCTTGAAAATCCTAAACACCGCAGTTTGCTTACTGAATATTATCTTAATAATAAAACGCTTGAGCAAACTGCAGAAACAATGAAATATAGCTATGACTATATCAGGCATTTGCATAGCGGGGCTTTGGCAAATTTCAGAAAAATATATAATTTATTTTATAAATAACATAGAATAACACATAGTAAGTATGTTATCATTAAAATGAAGAAAGCAACAACAAGAGACATATAAAACTCTCCTAATAATAACGATTACATAGGCTGTTTTCGTATGGATACAGTCTTGTAATCGTTATTGTGCATAAAAAATGTCACTATATTTGAGCAATGTTACAAATTGTACAAATAATATTGAAAACAGTTGTATTATTATGTATAATATGTAACTGAGGTGATATTATATGTCGAAAAAAGTAGAATTTTTTGTGTTGACTTTTGCTTCGAAAAATAGTGAAAATAATAAAAATGGTAATTACTACAAAGGAGATTTTAAAAACTTTTTTGAAAAACTCGAAGAAAATTTTTTAAAGACAAAGGAAGAAAAATCAAAGATTTTATATCGTAAAATTGGTGATAAAAGTATTACTATTTCTCGCTTTTTGAGAAATGATGATAATTATTTTCTTATACCATTCGGAAAATTGAAAGATGGAAAAACTTTTAAGATGGAAGATGATACTTTTAAAGAATTAGATACAGAACTATTTGAAGTATCTTCAATGGTGTTTAATATAACGAATAATGTTGCTATTATTACAAAAAATAGGATGGGTCCTTCTTATATTACAATTGAAGAATACTTGAATACTTTTATACCTGATAATTACAATTATAATATCAAGATTGTTCCTTTATTAGAAAATACTGATTTGTCCTATAAATTAGATAACGCAGAATATGTTAAGAATGTAGATATAGAATTGGAAATTAATGATGCAATCAAAGCATATTATATGGATAACTCAAAATCCGGAAAAGGTTATATAAATTCTTTTGTTAAATCATCTATCGACAAAATGCAATCACAAAAAATTCATCTTGTCTTTGGATTTAGATACGGAAAAAAGGAAGATACCTTAGATATAAACTGTGTACGTCAGATTATTGATGATTTACAGATAAACCCTGAAATTGTTAAACAAATAAAAGCAACCTGCGTAAATAGTAAGGGCGATAGGCAGATAGGTTTGCTTAATGAGAATAATATATTGGTAGAGCATACTTTTTATATTAAAGATAATTTTTTGGCATCTGAATATTTACTCAATAACTGTGAACAGGCTTTTGAGGGTGAAATACGAAGATACAGAAAACAATTAGGTGAAATAAAAGCAGCCGAAGAAGCAAATAAAAATATAATACCTGATTATTTAGATGAATTGTGTTTGAATTGGGATTTTAAAAATTATTATAAAAATGATTAGATTAATATAAATATAATACATAGATGTAGGGGGTGTAATTTATGAAAAAATCAGAAATTATTTTAAAGAATTTTAAAACTGAATTAATTATATTATCAACATCCGTTATTCTTTTTATTATCATTCTGATTCGTAGTAGTTCCAAAGAATTTTTAACTTTTCTAAATGCTCTGTGTGAAATTGTTTTTTGCAATGACAGATTAAATATGATAGCTACAATACTTACAATAACCACTGGGTTCTATTTGACAATTGCAACAGTGGTGTCTGTGTCAGTGATAAATGTGAGTAAAAATATATTAAAATCTCAGTCTGACAGACCGATCATTACTATGATAATGTTAGGCATTATCGAAAATATTGTTTGTATTATTTTATGTACTTGTAAAATTGAAAATGAAAATGCATTGCTTTCTTTTGGATTATCTGTCGTATTGCTACTGTCTTTAGTTACCTTTGGAAAGTTTATTAACTTCGTTCGTCATTTGTTAACTGAAAATATGAAACAAATGCAAATTGATATTAAAGCTGCAGAAGATAGAGAGGAAGATATTCTTTTAGCTTTAAGAAACATAGAAAAAAATACTAGAGTTAAATAAAATTGTTATTCACAGACCGCTCTCGTTTGAGGGCGGTTTTGTGTTGTGAGGTGAAATTGAATAATGGAATGATGCCACATACCCATTTGGGTTATGAACATAATGAAATTGGAGATCGTCAATTGACTGATAAAGAACAGAAATATGTAAGTGTATTATTGAATAAATGGGAAAGAAAACACTTGAATATTTAGAAATTTATTGATATAATATTATAAACGCAGGGGATAGTTTAAATAGGAAAACAGTTTTTACAGATTCCGGTGCAACTCCGGAAACCTGTGTTTAAAGACAGTACAGAAATGTGCTGTCTTTTCTTTTGCTTATTTTTAGAAAGGGCGGTGATACCGTGAAAGACAAATTAAATGCAAGACAGAGGAAGTTTGCGGAATATTATGCGCAGAGCGGTAACACCGTTCAGAGTGCGATACAGGCAGGATATTCAGAAAATTACGCAAACGCAAGAGCATATGAATTGTTGGAGAATGTTGGAGTTTCAAAATACATCAAGGAGCTTTCCGATAAGCTCAAAGATGAGCGCATTATGAGTGCAAAGGACAGACAGGTTGCTTTGTCCGACATTGCAAGAAATGACGGGCAGGACACCTCCGACAGAATCAGGGCGATTGACACGCTCAACAAGATGACGGGCGAATACACCGTTAAGGTTGACGCAAAGGTTGAGCAGTCCGAAAAGCTATCCGATGTGTTCAGGCAGTTGGGCGGTGAGGGACTGAGTGAGTAACAAATTTCCGCTGTCACAAAAGTATATCGACTTTATCAACACAACGAATGTGTCAGCTGAATTTCTTGAAGGCACTACAGCCTCAGGAAAAACAACAGTCGGAGCAGGCGTTAAGTTTATGCGAATGGTGTCGCAGTCGCCGAAGAAGCTTCACGCAATTGCCGCCAAAACTACGGGCAAGGCTGAGGAAACTATAATTCAACAGGACAACGGTATTCTCGACTTGCACCGCAACGCTGTCTATTGTGGTAACGGCGACAAGGATTACAAGCTGCCGCATATCAAGTTTGAGGGCAAAATCATCTATATTCTCGGTTACAGCAGTCGGGATAAGTGGGAAATGGTTCTCGGTGCGCAGTTTGGGTGCGTGTATATTGACGAAATCAACACCGCCGATATCGAGTTTATACGAGAGATGTCAACCCGTAATGACTATATGCTTGCAACGCTGAATCCCGATGATCCGAGCCTGCCTGTGTATAAGGAGTTTGTCAACCGCTCCCGTCCTTTTAAAAAATATGAAAACGATGTTCCTCCCGAGATTACGGCGGAGCTTACCGAAGAACCTGTACCGAATTGGCGGTATTGGTTCTTTTCTTTTGCCGACAATTTAAGTCTTACATCCGAACAGATTGAAAAGAAAAAGAACTCTGCACCGAAAGGTACAAAGCTCTATAAAAATAAAATCTTAGGTTTGAGAGGCAGAGCAACAGGGCTTGTGTTTCCGAATTTTGAGAGGGCAAGACACATCAAATCAAAAGAGTGGGCAGAAAAGTTTTTGAACTGTAACCGCAAGTCGGAACACTTTGTTCAGTTCACCGCAGGTCTCGATACCGCCTATTCGCAGAAGTCGCCTGACACTATCGCCATGACATTTTACGGCATTACCAATCACGGCAAGTGTGTTCAGCTTGATGAAAGAGTTTATAACAACGCTGAAATGCAAACGCCTATTGCCCCGAGTGACACGGTGAAGAATTTTATTGATTTTCTTGACCGCAACCGTGATGAATGGGGCTTTGCACGCACGGCTTTTATTGACAGCGCCGACCAAGCGACTATTACCGAATTTCAAAAGTATAAGCGACAGCACGGCTGTGTCTATGACTTTGCAAATGCATGGAAGAAAACGAAGATTATCGACCGAATCAATCTTGTACTCGGCTGGCTTGCCACCGACTGTTATTTTGTGCTTGAACATTGTAAAAGCACGATTGCCGAGTTTGAAATTTACAGTTGGCGAGAGGATAAAGACAATACACCCGAGGACGGTCACGACCATTGCATTAACAGCGGTCAATATGCGTGGCTGCCGTTTAAAAATATTATTGGAAGTGAAATAAATGGGGCTGATTAACAGAATGGCTGAATCTATCAGATTGGGAATTAAAAACTTTTTGCAGATTACTCCTGCAAGCGACAAAACAATTACCGTTACCGAAACAAGTAATCATCTGACCGAGTGCTTTATCAATCGCATTTGGTATTGGGGCAACAGCAAACAGCTTGCGGAGCTGTACAGGCAGATTGATACAAACAAAACTATGTTTTGGGCGGCAAAAAGCACAAAGGGGCTTGAAATTCGTAAAATACACACGGGCCTGCCGGCACTCATCTGCGAAACGCTTGTGAATATCGTAATTGCCGACTACAACGGCACAGATGTTACAAGTAAAAATTCAACCGCTTATGCAGAGCGTTGGGAAGACATTGAAAAGCAGAACAAATTGTCCGACACGGTTAAGCAAATGCTCCGTGACCTATGTGTTGTCGGTGACGGTGCTTTTAAGGTCAGCTTTGACACGGCTGTATCAGATGTTCCGATTGTTGAATGGTATCCTGCCGAAAACATCGACTTTACATATGTGCGTGGCAGAATCCGAGAGGTTAAGTTTTACACCGATTACACGCAAAAACACCGCCGTTACCGTTTTGAAGAAACATACGGTTACGGCTATATTCACTATGCTTTGTATGATGACAACGGCAAAGAGATTGACCTGCACACGGTTGACGCTCTTTCGTGGATTGATTCAAAGGGCGTTACATTTGACGAATCATATATGTGGGCTGTACCTGTCCTTTACGGCAAATCGTGCCACAAGGGCAGAGGTGCGGGCATTATCGGCATAAAAACAGACGCTTTCGACAGCCTTGATGAAGTGTGGTCACAGTGGATGGACGCACTCAGAGCCTGCCGAACAAAGCAGTATGTGCCTAATTGCCTTGTTCCGAGAAATCCCGAAACCTGTCAGCCGATATCGCCAAATCCGTTTGACAACCGATTTATCACCGTGGGCAACGATATGTCTGAAAACGGCAACGGCAACAGGATTTACACCGAAAGTCCGCAGATTCAGCACGAAAGCTATTTGAGTTCATACATTACTGCCCTCGACCTCTGCTTACAGGGTATTATATCGCCGTCAACTCTCGGCATTGATACGAAGAAGCTTGATAATGCAGACGCTCAGCGTGAAAAGGAAAAGACAACCCTTTACACAAGGCAGAACCTTGTGAAAATTACGCAGAACGCACTTCAAAGCCTTGTTGCAGTTGTACTCAATGCAGACGGTGAACTTAACGGCAAGGGTATTGTTGAGGGCTTGGAAGTATCCGTAAACTTCGGCGAATATGCAAATCCGAGCTTTGAAAGTCAGGTTGAAACCGTGTCAAAAGCAAGACAGGGCGGTTTGATGTCAGTTGAAACCTCGGTTGACGAGCTTTACGGCGACAGCAAGTCGGAGGATTGGAAAGCCGAAGAGGTGCAGAGAATTAAGGAAGAACAGGGCATTGCAGGCGAAGAAGAAAAATCGGAGCTTGACGATGTGGACCTTACCGACACAGAAGAACCTGACAATAACGCAGATGATGAAGAAAATGCGGAAAATAATGCAGAAAAAACCGAAAGCAATCCCGAACAGAATGATACACAGGTAAACAATGAGTGATTACAATATCAGAGAAGCCTTTGAAAAAATCGAAGATGAACTGATTAACAGCATGATGAGAAATTTCAGCCGTCACAGAGCCGAAGAAACCAAAGAGGGTTACAACTGGACACAATGGCAGGCTGAACAGCTCAAAAGTCTTGAAGAGTACCGTAAGCACAACGCAAAGAAATTTGGCAAGCGTTTCAAAACCATTAACGGCAAGGTTGAAGAGATGATTCGCACCGCCAAAGCTGACGGAAATGCAAGTCAGGAGGCAGAAATTCTTGAAGCTGTCAAGGACGGTTTCAAAGCCCCGAAAAAGCCGTCAGGACACAGCACAGCCGAGTTTTTTAAGGTGAATGACCGTAAACTTGACGCACTCATAAAATCGACCACAGACGATTTAAAGAGGGCAGAAACGGCAGTTTTGCGTATGAGCAACGACAAGTACCGCAAGGCGATTTTTAACGCACAGGTTGCAATGAACACGGGTGCGGTTACATACGAAAAAGCCGTTGATATCGCCTGCAAAGATATGCTCAACGCAGGTCTTAATTGTGTGGAATACAAAAACGGTGCAAGGCATACGCTCTCGGATTATGCGGATATGGCGGTTAAAACAGCCAACAAAAGAGCCTATCTGCGTGGTGAGGGCGAAAAGCGAGCCGAATGGGGAGTATCCCTCGTTGTTGTGAACTCAAGACAGGGCGGTTGCCCCGATTGTGCAAAATATATCGGCAAGGTGTTTATTGACGATGTTTATTCAAACGGCAAAAAGTCAGACGGAAACTATCCGCTTCTCTCAACCGCAATCAAGAACGGTTTGTTTCATCCGAGATGTAAGGACAGCACAAGTACATATTATCCCGAACTTGATGATTTGGACGCACCGTTGTCTAAAGATGAAATCAAAGAGCTTGACCGTCAGCGAGGAATTGAGGAAAAACAGCAGTATGCACAGCGACAGGCAGAACGCTTTGACCGCCGTGCCGAATACAGTCTTGACGAGGATAATAAACGCATTGCCCAAACCCGAGCCGATGAGTGGCACGATAAAGCAAAAAAAGCAAAGAAAAAGAGTAAAAAAATAGATACAGGCACAAGTCAGAAATCAGATGTTCAGAAAAAAACTGTTGAAAAGGCAGAAAATAATGATATAATTAAAGAAACAAAACAACTGTCTTTGAGTAATGTTGAAGAATTTGAAAATTGGCAGAATGATTATTATGAACTAAATAAAGATGTATCGTTCAGTCGAGATGATAACCCTTCTATTTACCGATATACAGGTGGTGATTACGACATTATCAACGCTCTTGAAAGAGGTGGAGAGTCTCTTGAAAAGGTTAAAAAACGCTATGGTGAAAAGTATGTGAGTAGCCTTAATGGTGTTGGTGATGAGATATCAAAAGAACTATCGAAATTCAAGCTGAACGAACCTTTAAAATTAAAACGGTCCGTGGGGAATGTGGATTTTATTACGAATGCGACTTCATCGGTTGAAGATATGCGTAAAATGATTGGTAAAAAATTTACTGAGAAGGGATTTACCAGCACAACCTTGTGTTCTGATACACAGTTAGCATTTGGTGGAATTGATAAGCCAACGAGAACTACTCTGGAAATTATTGCACCAAAGGAAACTAAGGGAGCTTATCTATACAAAATTTCAGATAGTCCTGCTGAATTCGAATTTTTGATTGATAAGAATACAACATATGAAGTTGTTGACGCTGGAGAACGAGAGATAACTGTAAAAGATTATAAAGGTAATTACGAAAAAAAGACTGAACGATTTATGACATTAAAGGTGGTTGAACAATGATAGATAATCCCGTTGATTGGTTTTATCATAGTGCAAAATACGCTATTGATAATACAGGTACTATTCAATACGGATGTGCATTTTTGATAAACGATAATGCACCAAAATCAGTAGTTGTTGAATATAAAAAATATCTTAATCTTATTAAGAAACCTTTTTTCTCTTCTGGAATTGGAATTTTTGAACCGTATGTAGTTAATGGACAACATAGGTACAAATTAACAGGTTTTTCTGAAAACCTGACTGCTTTTGAAAAAGAACAAGCTCATATATTTAAAAGCTTAATAGAAGACGGCTATATTAGCAATGACCCATTTATCTAACCGCTCCATAAAAAGGGCGGTTTTGTTGTTTAACTTGCCGAGAATATGTTCAGAGCAAGAAAAACGGCTTGTTCACGGCATTGCTTAACTTGCCTGCAACTTGCCGTAACAGAACTAAATACATCAAATCAGCACTTTGAGAAATCAGAGTGCTTTTTTATTATTAATCAAAGAAAGGTTTGATACTATGAGAAAAAGAATTTTAGCAATTGTACTTATGGTAGTTATGATTGCAACAACCGTACTGGTTACTGTGGGCTGTACCGAGGCAACGCAGGTATCGTACAATGTTTCGCAGGAAGCAGACAATTTCAATGTGATACGCAGGCTTACGGTTATTAACACAAGAACCGATAAGCCGTCATTTGAACTTGTTGCCGCTTTTTCATTACAGGTTGATAATGACGATAACCAAATTGAGGTTGTCTGCGAAACGGGCAAGGGTGAATACAAAAAGCATATCATAGGTCTTAATGATGAAACTATGTATGTTGTAGAGGACATAAGCGGTGCAGAAGTGGACAAATACCGTTATGAAATTAACTTCCTGCCTAAACAGATTTTGCCGATTACATTTAAGAGTAAAGATTAACAGTTAAACCCGTCGATTTCGACCGGTTTAGAAAGGTGGTGACAGAATGAAAATCAGAGTAACAACAGCATTTAATGACAGGCAGAACGGTTATGTAACCCGACCTGTGAATGAAGTTTTTGAATGTTCCGAGCAGAGGGCAAAGGAACTCATTGACGGCGGTTTTGCAGAAGAGGTCAAGTCTGACGCTCCCAAAAAGCCGAGAGCCAAAGCAGTTAAAACAGAAAAAGCAGATTAAGCACTTTACGAATATGTAAGGTGCTTTTTTATTGTCCGAAGACATTAAACTACGGGAGACACCGTGCAAAACTGAAACAGAGAGACACTCTATAAACTGATTACGGGAGACACCCGAAAAACTGAAAGGCTATGAAAAAAATGGCAGAACCAAATCCAACACCAACCCCCAATGAACCGACACCTGCACCGCAGGGAACTCCACAGGGAAACGCTCCTGCCTTTGATTATGACAAGCTCGCAAGCCTTATTACAGGCAAACAGAGCGTGACAGAGGACACCGTTTTGAAGTCATATTTTAAGGAACAGGGATTGTCAGCCGATGAGATGAAAGAGGCTATCGGTGCTTTTAAAAAGCAGAAAGCCAAGAACACTCCCGACTTTGCAAAAATGCAGTCGGAAGTTGAATCCGCAAACAACGCAAAACTTATGGCAGAAGTCAACCAATCGGCAACCCTCGAAGCCGTAAAACAGGGCGTTGACATTGCAACCGTTCCGTATGTGCTTAAAATTGCAGACTTTTCAAAGGCTGTGACAGACGGCAAGGTCAATGCGGAAAAGCTGACAGAGACTGTTAAAAAGGTGCTTGACGATATCCCCGCACTCAAGGGCAAACCTGCCGAGAACGGCACAGGAGTTAAGAAAATCGGCGGTGACGGCAACGGTACATCGGATGGTACAAAACCAAAGGCAAATGTTCCTACCAAAAAATGGAACAGATTTAATATTTAACCAAAGAAAGGATTGAAAAATTATGGCAAACACAAATAACTATGCCGAGCAGTTCAGCCCTGATCTGCTCGAAATTCTTGTTCAGGGTACACTCACATCACCATTCATCACTTCAAATGTAAAGTGGGTTGGTGCAAGAACTTTCCACTTCACACAGATGAGTACATCAGGCTTTAAGAACCACAATCGCAACGGCGGTTGGAACAAGGGCAAATATGTTCAGACCGATGTTCCGTTCACCTGCGAACACGACCGTGATATTGAGTTTCTCGTTGACAAGGCAGATGTTGATGAAACAAATTCGACTGCAAGCGTTGAGAACATTTCAAAGACATTTGAACAGACACAGGTTGCTCCCGAAACAGACGCACTTTTCTTTTCAAAGGTTGCGACAAAGGCTCAGGCAACAGACGGATATCATTCTTCAACAAAGACATCGGAGTGGACTAAGGAGAACGCTTATTCAAAGCTCAAAACAATTCTCTCTGCCGGCAAGCTCCGCAGATACAAGGCAAGAGGCACACTTGTTGCCTATGTGACATCTCACATTATGGACTGCCTTGAACAGTCAACAGAGTTCACTCGTAAGATTGAGCTTACACAGATTGCAGAGGGCGGTATCGGCATTGAAACAAGAGTGACCGAGATTGACGGTTGCCCTATCATCGAGGTTATTGACGATGAGCGTTTCTACGATAACTTCAACTTTAACCCCGATGACGGCGGTTTTGAGCCTGCAACAGGCGCTCACAAAATCAATGTTCTTGTTGCTTGCGGTGAAACCTGCAAGACTGTTCCGAAGATTTCAAGCATTTACTTCTTTGCTCCCGGCTCACACACAGAGGGTGACGGCTGGCTCTATCAGAACCGTTCACTTTCCGACACATTCGTATTCCCGAACGGCAAGGACGGCAAAATTGACAGCATTTATGCCGATGTTGACACAACGGCGGTTGCGTAATGTATGCCGATTACATTGAACATCAGGGTGGAGATGAAAACAGTATTATCTCTGCCGAACACATTGATGTTCTGACTTTTAACCGCATTGATTTTGAAAAACTTTCGGAAATGCAGAAGAGAATCATCGGCAGAGTGCATAGCAGACTTACTGCTTTTGAAGAAGAAAATGCCGATATGATTTCTTCCTACCTGAAAAGCTATTCAATCAACGGCACATCAATGGAATTTGGCGTAAGCTGGAACTTAATGTGTATCAGCGGAGTGGCAATTCCTGCCGACCTCTATGCGTTGCTAAAATCAACAGGACTTTGTTATCCTGCAATCTGAAAGGTGCGTGAAAACCGTGAAATTTCCGTCACTTGTAAAAAAGCAGTTCTGCAAAACTCCTGTCGAGGTCACAATCTACGGTGAGGGTGTTACCGAAGACGGAGCACCCCTGACCGTGTTTGAATGCAAAAATCTGTATCCCTCCGACAGCTTGTACCCGTCAGCAACCCTGCACGGTGGCTCTGCCTTGTGTAATATGCAGTCAAAGGCAAAGACGGTCTATACCAAAGAGCAGAAAATTGTTCAGGTGTCGGCTGTCTTGCTTTTTGACGGCGACATTGCTCCCGACAGCCCCACTTTAAGCGGTGGCTTTGTAATCCTTGACGGCGTAAAACGAAACATCGTACAGGGTACAAAACACCGCAACCCCGACGGCAAAGTTAATTTTACGGAATTGGATGTGATTTAATGGGATTTTCGGTATCATCAAAAATCAAACTCAATATGCCTGTTGTAAAACAGCTTGATAGGGCAAAGCAACAGGCTCTTGAACAGACAGGTGACGCACTTCTTACACGGGTGAAAAACAAGCAGGTAATGCCGTTTGATACAAGCATACTTCAAGACGATAGTACCGCTGTTGATTATTCACAAAGTGCAAAGGGGATAGTTAAAATTGTGTCAGATACTCCGTATGCAAGACGGTTGTATTTTCATCCCGAGTATAATTTCAGCCGTAAGGAAAACATTGCCGCCGGCGGTAAATGGTTCTCACCGTGGCTTGAGGGCGGTACACGGCAGAATTTTTGCAGTCAAACATTCACTAAAATATATAGGAGAAATACAGGACTTTGATTTACTTATCGGACATCAGAGATTGGCTCAAAAGCGTTACCTCAGCCGAGCATTATTACATCGGCAAGCTTGACAACAAGCAGGACAGGTCCATCGGTGTGTATTCATTAAAGCAGTCGGGAACACCCACAAGGGCAATCGGCGGTGAAAGCACCTACGATACAATAAGCGTGTCTTTGCTTATCCATTACACCGACAACGCAAGAGAAACCGAGGAGTTTGCACGCAGACTTTACGAAACGCTTTACGGCATTAAAAATGTTGAAATTAAGGAACACAAAATCTATATAATCGAACTGCTCACGGAAGAACCCGTTGATGTGGGAACAGACGACAAGGGTGTGTATGAGCAGGTCATTGAAGTTAAATTTTATTACGAAAGGAAGTAATTTTATGGCAAAAGTTGAATCGGGAGTATTCCCGTGCTATGAAAATCAGTTTGCGGTTGGCAAGGCAGGAACAGAATCCGCCACGACAAATATTGCTAACTGCGAAGAATTTTCTGTTGCATTTGACAACGGTGTCGAGGAATGGACAGCCTTTGAAAACGAGGGCTGGAAGTCAAGGCTTATGACAGCAAAGTCAATCACAATTTCGGTAAAGGGCAAGCGTACAATCGGTGACGCAGGCAATGACCAGATTGCCGCCCTTGCATTTGAAAACGGCAGAAAGACAGAAGTTTCGTTTATGTGGACCTTCCCCAACGGTGCAACCGTCCTCTTTAAAAATGCAGTTGTATCCGTTACATCAAACGGTGCAGGCGCAAGCACGGGTGTTGCTCCGCTTGAATTTGAAGTTATGTCAAACGGTAAACCCGTATATACAGCAGCCGCTTAAAAAACGAAAGGAATGAACGATTATGTCAAAGTTAATTGATATTACAGACAAGCTTAATTTTGAGGAAAAGCCGAGTGTCAGAGTTAAAAATGTTGACCTTGCAATCAACAATGACGCAGTTTCAATGCTCAAAGTTGCGGCACTTTTTGAGGACGGCAACGGTAAAAGTAAAGATGTTATCGAAATGTATCATCTTCTTTTTGATGAATCCGAGAGAGAAAAGATTGAAAAGTTAAAGCTGAATATGCACGATTTCAACGCCCTTATCAGCGAATCTGCCAAAATTGCAACAGGCGATTTGACTGACGAGGGGGAAGCTCAGACCCCGGCTACGACCTGATTGATGACTTTGATTTAATCGTGTCGAGCTTTCGCTCGGAGTACGGGGTCAGCATTTATTCAAAGGATTTTGCTAAAATGAGTTGGAATGAGTTCTGCTCACTTCTGCAAGGCTTAGGACCCGAAACACCGCTTGCAAGAACGGTTCAAATTCGCCTTGAAACCGACAAAGAAGTCTTGAAAAACTTTACTTCGTCACAGCATAAAATCCGCAACAAATGGCGGTCAAGGAATGTAAAGCACTGTTCAGACGAAGATATGAACACCGTTCTTGCAGAATTTCAAAACTTTTTTGCAAGCTTGTAAAAAAACAACCACTCCAAACAGGGTGGCTGTTCTTTTGCAAAATTTTTAAGCGTACATCATAGCGGTGTGCGCTGTTTTTATGCCTGTTTTTAAAGAATCTAAAATGAAAGGAAGTGGTGAATACGGCGACAAAGGCGGGTGAAATTGAACTTGATGTCAGGCTGACAGGTGATGATATTTCAAAAACATTGCATAAGATTTCCGATTCAATTACCAAAAAGTTTGATTCGGCATTTTCAAGTCTTTCAAAAGATTTTGAAAATGTAAGCACGGATATGAAACAGTCCTTTTCAAAGGTTGCGGAGGGCGTTTCTCAGAAAACCGAGAAAGAGTTTTCAAACATCAAAGGCAGCGGTGAGCAGTTAAGCAATTCGGTTTCATCTTCGTTTAAGAAAATCGGTACGGCTGTGGTTGCCGCCTTTTCCGTTGCTAAAATCAAGGAGTTCGGTCAGCAGTGCATTGAATCGGCTGCGGAAGTCAATGCGGCAAATTCGCAGTTTGAGCAGACATTCGGTACAATGCAGTCGCAGGCAGAATCAGCCATTCAGAGCGTTGCCGATCAAAGCGGTATTCTTGAAACCCGATTACAGGGTGTCGGCACAAGCATTTATGCCTTTGCAAAAACTACTGGAATGGACAGTTCAAGTGCTTTGGGTATGATGCAGGAGGCTTTGCAGGTAACAGCCGACAGTGCCGCATATTATGACCGTTCGCTTGAAGACACCGCAGAAAGCCTGAAATCGTTTCTCAAAGGCAACTTTGAAAATGATGCCGCACTCGGTTTGTCCTGTACTGAAACCACACGAAATGCGGCGGCTAATAAGTTGTATGGCAAGTCATTTATGGATTTGTCGGAATCGCAGAAACAGCTCACGCTTTTGCAAATGGTTAAGGACGCTAATCAGCTTTCGGGTGCTATGGGACAGGCAAGCCGTGAAGCAGACGGTTGGGAGAATGTAACAGGCAACCTCAGAGAAAGTTGGAAACAGCTCCTTGCCGTAGTCGGTCAGCCTATTTTACAGGTGGCAACTCAGGTTGTAAAGCGGTTGAGTTCCGCACTTGCAACTTTAACGGAATATGCCAAAGGTGCGGTTGAATCGCTTTCAAAGGTCTTCGGCTGGGATACAGGCAACAACACCGCAAGCAATATCAAATCTGCGTCCGATTCTGCCAAAAGCCTTACGGATACGGCAGATGACAGTTCAAAGTCACTTGATAATGTTCAGAAAAGTTCCGAAAAAGCAAAGAGAAGTGTTGCGGGCTTTGATAAGCTGAATGTGCTTTCAAGCTCTGACAGCTCATCTTCAAAGTCAGACACCTCCTCATCAAAAAGCTCTTCAGGCGGTTCATCAGGCGGAGCTGTTGCAAAGAATGTTGTCAAGGACACAAGCAAAAACCTTTCGGGAGCATTCAAAAATCTATACGAAAAAAGCGGATTCAAAGGCTTTGTCGAGAATGTACAGAAAGGTATTAACAAGGTTGATTGGTCAGCTATAGGCAAGAACTGCAAGACCGTTTTTGATAATGCTGTTCCCATAGTTCAAAAGGCATTCGGCACAATGCAAAAGGTCGGTTCCGCAAAACTCGGGGCAATTGGCTCCGCATTCGGAGCGGTTGCGACAATCGGCGGAAAGTCGTTTCAGACCATTTCAGGCGGTGTTGCTAAGTGGATTTCAAAAGACAGGGAAAAGATTATCGGCTTTATAGACACCATAGGCAACAATCTTACAAACGGCTATAACAACCTTTCAATCTTTTTTGATAATTTCGGTACACTTGCAGGCAATGCAATTGACAATGTTCGCCCTCAAATGGAAGAATCAATTTCCAATCTTTTAAGCGATCTTACAACCTTTGCGGGCTCAGTCGGCGAAGTTGTTTCGGGTGCGTTTTCAACTGCAACCGAAAGCCTTGTTGAATGGACTGAAAATGACGGTGCAACAATCACAGAATTTCTTGAAAATTTACAATTGCAGTTTGCAGATGTGTTTAACTTTATCGGTCAAATTTTCGGAGATATCGGAACAATTATCAGTAATTGGTGGAACGGCAACGGACAGCAGATTTTTCAGAATGTCTGCAATATGTTTACCAATATCGGCACAACCCTGATGAATGTTTACAATCAATGGATTAAGCCTGCGTGGGATTTTATCGTAGCAATCGTAAAATCAGCTTGGGAAAACTGGCTGAAGCCTGTTTTTGAAGGCGCAATAAACTTCTTCGGCAAGGTTGCAGACTGTGTTTCAACCGTGTGGAATAACTTCCTGTCACCGTTTGTAAACTGGCTTGTCAGCTTTTGGGGACCTATATTTCAGAATGTTTTCAATGCCGTAAAAAGGGTGTTTGATAATGTGTTTACATTTATTGGTGGGTTGGTTACCTCTATACAGAAAACATTCGGCGGTCTTATTGACTTCATTACAGGTGTTTTCTCAGGCGATTGGAAAAAAGCATGGCAGGGTATCTACGACTTCTTCAAAGGTATTTGGGACGGCATTTGTGCCGTGTTTAAGTTCATTATAAACGCAATCATTGACGGCATAAATGCGTTGTGGACAGGTATTTATAACTTTGTTTCTGGCGTTGTTAATTCAATCGGCGGAATAGCCGGTATTATCGGAGCGGCTTTTGGACAGGATTGGAGTTTTTCAATGCCTGAAAATCCGCCTCTCATTCCGAGATTTGAAGAACCCACGGAATCACCGGCACGAAAATTTGCAAAAGGCGGTATTGTTAAAGCTCCGACACTTGCGGTTGTCGGCGATAACGCAGGTGCTAACAGCGGTAACCCTGAGGTTATTTCTCCTCTTAACAAGTTACAGGGTATGCTCGACAATTCGGGCGGTCAGGATACAGTGATTCTCACACAAATTCTTGACCTGCTTAAACGCATTTATGAAATGTTCATTATCTTTCGCAATAACGGCGGCAACACTTATTCGTTTACTGCCGAGCTTGAGGGTTCAACGCTTTTTGAAGAAATGATAAGACAGGATGAGCTTTACAGACGCAGACACAACGGTAAATCCGCATTCGCATAAAGGGGGAAATGATATGTCAAATTATAACGGCTATTTGCTTAAATTCGGCAACAACATAATGCCGAATAAGTACATTACCGCATTTTCGTCAACTCCGAATCAGCGACTTGAAACTTCTGCGGAACGAGATCAGAACGGTACGCTTCAAAGGGCAACGCTGCCAAATTACAAAACAAAAATTTCGTTTTCAACTCACATTCTTCATCTTGACGAAAAGATTGATTTTCAGTCGATTATCAACCTCTCAATGGCGAATAAGTTACAGAGAAAGTGCAGGGTAACTTATTGGAACGATGAAACGAACAGCTATTACACCTCTTATTTTTATATTCCTGATATTGAATATACCGTAATGAATGCCGAAAAAAGTGATATAACCTATCAGCCGATTACTGTTGAGCTGATTGAGTATTAAGGGGTGATAAAAACGCTTGTATCTAAAGAAATTGCTGATAAGCTGAAAACAAACACACTTTACAACACCGTTGCCCTGCATTCCCCCGACGGCAGTTTTGAGAATATAACAGGTGAAAGTATCGTGCTTGACAGTTTTTCGCTTGAAAATGAAATCGTTGAAAAAGAATTGAAATTCGGCGGTTGCATAGCCTCTGAAATGAGCGTGAAACTCATTGATTATGATTGCTCGGCTTTGATAGGAAAGACGGTACAGGTCATCATAACGGCAACATATCTTGAATCGGAGCTGTATCCGTCAGATGATTTGTACCCGTCAAATACTCTTATTTGTCCTGCCGAAACAGGAACGGTTGAATGTCCTGTTTTCTACGGTAAAATTCAGTCGGCTCAAAGAGATAAAAAACAGCGTAACATCGTCAAAATCACAGCCTATGACGCTTTTTATGATATGTCAAAGGTGGATATGTCTTTGTGGTTTGCAGGCAAAGAGAACGAGGACGGCAGTTTTGCTTATGGTTATGCGCACTATCAAAAAGACGATAATTTTAAGAACTTTTATTCAATAATCGCAGAATTTGCCAAAGATTATGCAATTACAGGGGTTTCACCGCCGAGCTTATCTGTCTTTAGTGTACCGCTGAAATTTGATGATACCTGCGTGGAAAAGGTTATAAAGGACATTACCTTGTCAGATTTAATCCAAGCTTATGCAGAATTAACTTTGAGCTTTGCCGTTATAGATGCCGACGGAAAAATGCGTTTTAAAAGGCTGTATTCTCAATCTTCCGTTGAAACAATCGATTCGTACAAAGATTTATCCTTTGAAGATTACGAACTTGAGCCTATCCGTATGTACAGTGCTAAGTTTGCTGATAAAAAAGCGTTTTTGTATGGCAACAGTAACGATTTTTCGTGGTATGTTTCCGATAACATTTTGATGAGGTGCAGAACAACAGCAAGTGATATCGGCACAAAATATAATTCTGTTAATTTTTTTGGTGATGTATATAAATACCGCCCGACAAAAATTAAGCTGTTTTCGTATTGGTGGCTTGAGGCAGGCGATAAGTACACAATTAAAACTCCGTTTGAAGATTTGCCGACAATCGAAACATTTGTGTTCAATAAGAAAATGGACGGATTTATAACTGCCCTCACATCAAAGGGCGAAAAACGATTAGGAAAGGAAGTAAAAGAAAATGAACAAATACAATAAAATTGTCTTTGTGAACGGCTCTGCTCCGCCCCTCAATGCCGACAACCTCAACCATATGGACGAGGGGATTGAACAGGCAACAGACGGGGCAATTGCACTTGAAACCGAAATAGCCACGGCAAGAGGCGGTCAAAATTCACTCGGAGCAAGGCTTGATAAAACAGACAAGAGTATTGCCCGAAAGCTCGATTCAATGCCGTTTGACAGCGAGCCAAAAAATAACAGCCCGTGTTATCTCACAAGTGGTACGGTTTACAATGCTCTGCTTGTTAAAGCCGATAAAACCGCCTTGGCGACTAAATACGATTCGTCAAATATTGAAAGTGGTACATCAACACTCACACCGTATTCAACCGTCACCGATAAAATCAAAAGTGCAAACTGTACATATAAGACGATTGGTGACATCGTAATCGTCAGTGCAACGGTCAAAATGAACGCAGTATCTCTTGGCGGCAATAGCATGTGTCCGCTGATTGATTTGCCGTACAAATGTATTTCCGAGGACAATGTTTTTTGTGTCGGTATTTCAAACCTTGGCAAGCTCTTTAAATTTGCCATTCCGAAAAATAACACTTGGCTACAGTTTTCGACTCAGGATAAGGCCGCATATACATTCGCAGACGGCGAGCAGATTAATGTAATTTGTTCGTACAAGATTAAATAACGGAGGTATGAAAAATGGAACTTAAAGAAAAAATCACACTCGATATGCTCACAAAGGACAGCGTGTCGGTACTCAGACAGCAGTTTTTGACCT